AGCTTGTAGGAAGGGGTACGCTGTTTTAACTTTACCGTGAAGATTTGCAGATCCACCATTAGCAGCACTCAAAAGAGCACTTTTAATAGATACGAACTGATTAGCTGCTGCATCTGTGCCAGGATAGTACGCTACTGGGAAAGTAGTAATACAATCTGCTACGTTACAAGAAGCTGAACAATCGTATGGTGTTGTGCCATCAAAAGTATCCTCAACTGTAATAACACTTGTGTTGAGATCGATATTGATTACGTATAGGTCTTTCACGTCAGTACCATCTGAATCAACTAGCGTAAATTTTTGGCCAAGCATAAATTTTTCAATTCTATCAACAGTTAAAAGACCTGAGCCTGCGCCAGTCTTTACTGTAACTTTTGCAAAATGTGGTCCACATGTAAGTTGATTAGAAACAACTTCTTTTGTGTAAACAAGAAAATCTTCAATCGTGTCTGGAAGAACACTTAATAAATTCTGCTCGCTAACTTTATCTTGCTTCATAATGTCGGTATGGTTGAAAATCATTGTTCCCCATACTTCTACTGGAGTCGTAATCTCGCCTCTGATGAATTTAGATTGCGCAACGGTTGCTTGATCTGTAAGGCTTCCAAAAGATACAGAAGATGCCCCTGCAGCTTTGAAAGGAACAACTATAGTTCCGCCCTTCCAGTTGTTGTCTTTTTCTACTCTAGTTAATACGTAATCTCTCTTGATGAGTTCTTCTCTCAAAAGTTTGTTAGGAAGATATTCATTTAGCATATCATTAAAGGTTTCTAGTGTCGCCATATAAGCTCCTGTTAATTGTTATCGGCCATAGCTCTTGCTGCAGCCTTGATTTCTTCAATACTACCGTAAGTCTTTTTACCTGTCGGGGTCTTACTTCCTGCCTTTATGTTCGGTAAAGTGGGTTTAGATACCGCTGATGCAGCAATGTTTGCTGACGGAGCTGCTTCCGCGCTAATCGTACTCGCAGGACTTGCATTTCCTGCCAAACTCTCAAGATTAAAACCTGCCAATGCTAACACTTCTCGAGCGGCTTGCTCAGGAGTTAAGTCAACTTTCCTTTGACTGTACGCGAGCTGTCCTCTCGCAATAACTTCCTCTCTGAACGCGCCTGGTTTACCCATTCTGCTTTCGAAATCCTGCACCGCGCTTATTAATGTCGGCTGCGCTAAGTACGCATCAAGCTGATTCAGTTTCGCTTCCACGGCTTGATTTTGTATGCGCTGCTGATATCCTAAGTTCTCTTGCTCCAGATTGTATAGACGCTCATTATTTTTATAAGCTGCGTCCATCTTCTGGCGTTCGTCTTGTGGGAGTTCCTGATACTTCATAATTTCTATAGCACGTTTTAGCACCATATCGTCAGGAATATTTAACGTCTTTTGAAAAGATGTGAAATCTTCTCCCTGTATCATCTTATCTAATCTTTCGATTAGTTCTGTCTGCTGGCTAAGTCTTTCTATCTGTGGCTTCATCTCTGCCACTTCTGCATCATACTGCTCCATACGACTTTTAGCGAAATCTAATCCGCCTGCTTTCTCGTATAGCTCTTTGAGCTTTGCCTGATTTTCTTTTGTAACAACTTTTGCTACTTCAGGATCAAAATCAAATTCTTTGTTGCGAACTTTAAATTTAGTCTCTGGTTTCCACTCTGGTACAGCAGGAGTTTCCTCCGCTGGCGTTTCTTCCACAACTGCTTTTTCTTCAATAGCTGAAGTTTCGACAACAGGTGCCGATTCTACTACTGGGGTTTCGTCAACAATTACTTCGTTAGTTTCCATTAATGCTCCTTTGAGGATTGCCTGCCTCGCCTTGCATTTCACTTCCTGCGGATGCACTAGGGCTTGCCGTCCCTTGTTTGTTACTTGTCATCATCTGTGATATCTCCGATGCCACACCTTGATTCAAATCTTGGAATAGTTCAATTGGCTGTCCCTGAGCTTCTAATTGCTTTAGTAGCCAGTCTATCGCCATATATGGGATAGATGCTCTAGTAGACTTGCCATTTGCGTCTTGAATATAGAAGTCACACTTAACCATATAACCATCAGTAGGTATGTAGCCATCTTTAGCTCTCTGAACTTGTAGCGCCTGCTGTGCTTCCAATTGTTCATGTTGCCCCTTATAGTCAGCAAATGCTTGCTGGATCTGTGGTGCAAGAAATCTAAAGTCTGCTTGCTTCATTCTATGTGCAAGTTTTCCTGCTACATATTTATGGTCGTCATATGGATTAACTGATGGCATTTCCCCACGCTCTAGCGCGAGGATGTCATTCTTGGAATTATCGTAATTGATCGTCAGTTCGCTGCCAGCTTCTTCAGCATTCATAAATGGCATAGCGCGAATCATTCTTCCGATGTCCTGCTTGTCTAGATTATTTCCCACATATTGTAATGTGTGATTTATTGCAAGCTGTTTTCCAAGCATAGAGTCTGTATCTGTGCTTACTGCCTCAACTTGAATGCGGTAACAATTCTTTTCTGTGTTTTTAAATTCTGGAATGTTCACCATCTCACTCTTGCCTACCATTGGGATTACCATATCTGGCTCTAGGTATTCTTTAGCAAGTTTTAATAGTGTGTCTGTAATATCTACTGCGAACTCTTCGAATGTCTCGCCAGGATTTAGGAATTTACTTCTGTTCCTCATTGAGAAATATAGAAGCGCGTATGGATCTAGTTTTCCATCTTTAAATTCGCCAGCCTCTTCTACGTTCATCAAACGGTATAACTCCGATATCTCTCCCATCATATACGCGGCGTAGTGGTCGCCGGATTGTCCGGGCAAGATAGTCGGAGCCATTCCACCTGTGACACTGATAGCACGCACGCCAGGGAGTATGCCGGCAGATGTCATCTTAGAGCCATTCTGCAGAATTAACTTAGGATCCCCTAATGTAACCTGTGTCGTGGCTATATGCGAAGCTGCTCTATTTATCTCTACTTGGTATGGACGCATTTGCTTAATTGGAGAACGGTACCTTGCACTCGTAGGAATCTCATCATATCCAGCAAACACGATAGGCCAGATGCCAAATGGCAATTCCATTTCTTTTATAACATGCCCCTGCACCGCTAAGAACAAATACCCCTTTGGAAATTCTTTACATGGACGGTAGTAATGCTCTCGAACTATTACGTGATTCTTTTCTGATGTGTAACTATTTTTGTTAGAATCAAAAATTAAAAATGATTCTTCAGAAGATGACTGGAGATCTGATATCACTTCCTCATCGTCTGTTAGATCTTTTATTTTATCTATGTGTATCAGTTTCCTGATTATAATATATGGAGAATCCTCTATATCCTGCACTTGAGGATCCCGAAGCAGATTCGGGGCGAGGATTCTTTCTATAACAAAATTTCCTGTCATTATTGTTTCAGTCTGTGGCTCACCTGTATCTACGGCTAGAACGATACCGCCCTGCTCATCCATGATCGGGGCGTAACCTTTGATATCGCCGAGCGAGTTGTCAAAGAAAATTTTGCACGCTGTTTCACCAAAGTTTACGAAATCGTGCGCGTGCTTTCTAAGTTTCGCTCTAATCTTTAAAGTCTTTTTATAAAACTCCCAAACGGATTTATTAAGTTCTGCGGTCTTCTGGTCCTGCACTTCCCCTGGGTTGTTTGGAACAATCGTAGTGTTCGGGGCGTGCGTAAGAATTACTCCCGCTATAGTATCTGTAATTTTTTTAACGTGATTTTTTGTAAGACGAAGTTTCTGTGCCTCATTGACACCTTTGACATCTCTTAGTCTCTCATGGAATTTTGAGCCTTGCTTCTGATAGTGCTCGCCTGCTACTAGAAGTAAATTAGATCTCATCTCCGCAAATAGAGCACTGTCAATCTGCTCTGCGTCTTTATAAATGCGGTCTAGTTCCGCTGCGTCTAATTTTTTTTCACTGGCCATGTTACTTCCTTGTTAGTTCGCCTGATGCAAGTAACCTTTCAAACTCCTCTGGATTCTCTATAGCTTTGAGTTCCAGTTCGCGCTCTTTGATTTCAAGTTCTGCATCCTCTAAATCTTCCTGCGACATCTTCCTTAATTCTGTATCAGTTGGTGGAGTAACTGCGAAAGTAGTTGGGTGGCCACCCATATACACTACTAAGAGTTTGCCATATCTTAGTTGCGCTACATTATTCTCCTTCCCACATTTTATAAGTTCTTGAATGTCAACGCAAGTTAATTTTTGCTTAACTGGTCTTCCGCCCTTATTTTTCTCCATTTTGTACCCCTGTCAATATAAATCGTTAAAAAAACTTATCTCGTCCTCAATCTCTTGTAAAGTGTCTTCTCTTGGCAGGAATGCCGCCCTTCTTAGCTCTATGTCACTCATTTCAGGTGCTTTTGCCTTCTCCACTTCTACCATAAATTCGTCAGTAATTGCAGCAAAGTCCCATGGAACTGCTATCGCTGCGTACCTACATACGTCGCAAAGGTCATCTTTTGCGTGTGTTTTCGATACGTTATGCGTTAATGTTGTCAATTCATTGACTAGTTTCCCCAACTCCAACTCATCTGGTATATTGAGCACGTCTAGCATCTTATTCTTAAAGAGCGTGTTCAGGATATCCTCGCCCTTATCATGCGACTTCTCCGCTTTCTGGAATGTCTCCCCTAGTCGACTCGAGTACGTGAAGAAGTCCTTCGCCTGCCAGTCATACACCTGCACAACTGGACGCATATTGCCTCTTAAAATCCTATATTTATCAAGAATGTCGGCGGAAGTTGTTAATATCCCGTCCATCCTGCACGCTTTGAACACCGCCCCATACTGCTTATCGGGGCGCACTGCTATAAACGCCATAGCCGCCGGGTGTCCGTCCCCACCGCCGCCTGGGTCCACTGCACTGTACACTTCCCAGTTCGCGGGGATCAGGTGCGTACCTGTTATTTTGTTCTTTAGCCTGAACTGCTCGGGGGATATATAGTTCACATCCCTATTAAAGCTTGGGTATATTAGCCCGCTGTCTACTACAAATCGCCCGTACACTCTTCTTTGGACCTCTGCAGGGGTTGAGCACTTATTCTTAACCCTCTGTATCTTAGCTTTGCTCCAGGCGGTCTTAGTGCCATCCTCGTACGTCAGGCAGTCATACATTGATATCTGTTTTTTAAATGCATCCTTGAACGCCTCGTCTAGGCATCCAACTCTTTCAATGGCTCGGTACCAGAGTTCTTGACCGATTGTAGCTGTGAACACTGCCATGAATAGCCCATCAACCGCCTCAAGTCGCAGCCATAACTCGTCAAATAGCTCAACGGGTAATTCCTCATCAACGAACAGCGCATGTACCGTTCCCGATTGTAGTTTGTTATAGCCACCAGTCCCCTGCGAGTAAGCTCGGAAATATACGGACACTCCACTGTTGAATTTGAGTTCATGTACGCTCCCGTGTTTGTACTCAACCTTCCAGCCCCACGTTGGGTGATCCTTGTAATCCCCCCTCGGTAGAAACTCCGTCACCCACTTCTTCTCGAATTCTATCGTCGATACCTCACGAGATGGGTACAGATACCAGAACTGCTGCGGGCGCGTCTGCCAGTACGTAGGCCATACGTCTGGGTTACCCGCCATCTCTATACACTTCCTTATCGCCGTACTACTCTTCGAGATCTGGTTCGCAGCACACAGGAGATTCATTCTGTTCCTACTCTCGTACATCTCCCGCGACCACTTATAATGCTTGAACCCCCACCTGTGTGGCAGTCCTAACTTCTCATCTTTGAGCGCACGCTCCGCTCTGATTATTTCCTTAAGCTGCTCCGCTGTCTTAACCATTCTGTTCCTCTTCTGGTATTATCTCCTCCTCATCCGACCGCAGGACCGGGGAGAACGTAGCTGCCACCGACTGCTGCCTCACCCGTAACAGCTCCGACTGCAACTCCGAGTCCGACATCGTATCCAGATTCGCATCCATCTCCCGCGCCTTCGCATGTAGATTCAGCGACCGTATATTCTTGTTCACATTCTTCGTCGGCTCCCCGTACAGCCTAGCATCCAATAACTTGTAAATATTTACCATGAGAGACAGCGCCCGTACGTTAGGCTTCCCCTCCGCCATCACGTCATAATCCAAGAAGTGCCGCATCTTAGATAGCGCCGTCGAGTGCGCCTCCTGCACCAGCAAGTCATGCGGTATCACTGGCTTCAAAAACCACACGAGATTCCCAAGCACGGACAACTCTTTCATCGCCCCACTCTTCGTGGTTATACCAGAACAGAACGCCGGAAAAGTTATTTCCCTCCCCGTATCCTGCGCTTTCTCCACCTCACACCAAAACCTAGTCCTAAGCCTATTTAACTGCGTAGAAGGTTTTACCTCCCGCCTAATATCTACCTCATCCCGCTTCAATAACTCCAGAAGCTCATACCTGTTCGCCTCCATACGCATACGAAGATCAAACGGGA